AGGCAGCCCCTCCCAGTTCGCCTGCCGGCGAATGGTTAACCGTTTTTCGCCGATAGGTTAACTCTGGGTTGGTTGCTGGATGTGTTGATCACTTGCGCCGAGCTGGCGCTGTTGAAGGGGGTGTCGAAGGCGTCGGTGTCGAAGGCACTACAGAGCGGGCGAATCAGTGGTGCGGTCGTGATGGACGGCGGTAAGCGGATGCTGGATCGCGACATGGCGCTGCAGCTGTGGGATCAGAACACGAGGCGTGGCCATCACGCTGCAGTGATCTCTGCGGATGCCAGCAAGCGCGACCGATCCACTGTCCCGACATCTGACCCGCCTCCGGTGATCTCGAGGGGCGATGCTGCGGCCGCGCTGAAGCGACTGGTGGCTGATTTGCCGGATGACGAGATCCCGGACCTCTACGAGAGCCGGGGCCGGAAGGAGCACTACCAGGCGGAGCTGGCGAAGCTGCAGGTCTCGCAGCAGCGGAAGGAACTGGTATCGGCGGAGGATGTGAAGCGGGAGGCGTTTGCGATGGGCAGATCGATCCGGGATGGAATGATGAACATCCCGGACAGGTTGGCTGCGCAGGTTGCGGCGATCAGTGACCCGCGGGAGGTGCATCGGGTGATGAGCGAGGAGATCCGGGTGGCGCTGCGGATGCTGGCCGATGGCTGATGCTGCGGTGCTGTATCGGGAGGCGCTGCGTGCCGGCCTGATGCCGATGGCGCCGATGACGGTCAGCGAGTGGGCTGATCAGTATCGGCAGCTGAGCGGGAAGGGATCAGCGGAGCCGGGGCAATGGCGGACGGAGCGGACCCCGTATCTGCGGGAGCCGATGGACTGCCTGAGCCCGAGCCATCCGGCGCGGCGGGTTGTGATGATGTTCGGCAGCCAGCTGGGGAAGACGGAGGCCGGCCTGAACTGGCTTGGAGCGATCATCCACCTTTGGCCAGCGCCGACGCTGATGGTGCAGCCGAGCCTGGACATGGCGAAGCGGCTGAACCGGCAGCGCCTGGCGCCGCTGCTGAGCGACACGCCGGTGGTGGCGGAGCGGATCCCACCGCCGAGGAGCAGGGACAGCGGGAACACGATGTTCCTGAAGGAGTTTCAGGGCGGGCTGTTCGTGCTGACGGGTGCGAATAGCGCCTCGGGACTGCAGAGCATGCCAGCGGCGAACCTGTTCGCGGACGAGGTGAGCTCGTACCCGATCGAGGCGGACGACAAGGGCGACCCGCTCGAGAATGCGGAGGCCAGAACGACCACGTTCGCGCGCGGGAAGGTGCTGATCACCAGCACCCCGGGTGAGCGTGGGGCGTGCCGGGTGACGACGGAGTTCGAGAATCGATCCGACCGACGGCGCTTCCATGTGCCGATGCCGTGCTGCGGGTCGTTCGAGGTGTTGCGGTGGCGTGAGCACATGGTGTGGGAGCGACCGGATGCGGAGGTGATGTGTCGGTGCCCGGCGTGCGGGGAGTTGGTGGGTGAGCACCACAAGGCGACGATGCTGCCCGGAGGGCAGTGGCGGGCGACGGCGGCGGGTGATGGGCAGACGGTGGGGTTCCACCTGCCCGGGTGGTATGCGCCGCGGGGGTGGCTGAGCTGGGGGCAGATCCGGGACGAGTTCCTGCGATCGAAGAGCGACCATCTGCTGCTGAAGGGGTGGGTGAACAAGCGGGCAGCGGAACCGTGGGAGGACGAGACGGCGGCGAAGGTGAGCGCAGAAGGGTTGATGGCGCGGGCAGTGGCGAATCCGTACCGGACGGGATGGTGCCCGGAAGGTGTGCTGCTGCTGCTGGCGGCGGTGGACGTGCAGGATGACCGGCTCGAGGTGGCGATCTGGGGGTTCGGGGATGGGGAGCAGATGTGGCTGATCTGGTATCAGAAGGTGGAGGGTGATCCGGCACAGGAGCACGTGTGGGAGCAGGTGGACACGATCCGGAAGGTGCAGTGGCCGCGGGAGGACGGCGGGGTGATGACCGTGACGGCAACAGGCGTGGACACCGGTGGCCACTACACGCCGGAGGCGTATGAGTTCTGCCGGCTTCGGGCCCGGGATGGAGTGGTTGCGCTGAAGGGGAGCAGCACCAGGGCGGCGCCACCGATGGGGAAGGGTACGAAGGTGGATGTGAACTGGCGCGGGAAGACGATCCGCAACGGGGTGACGCTGTATCTCGTGGGAGTGGATGGTCTGAAGCGGACGGTGTACTCGAGGCTCAAGAACGACCAGGCGGGGCCGGGGTATGTGAACTTCGGGCAGAACGGGACGGAGGAGTTCCTGAAGGGTCTGACGAGTGAACGGCAGACGGTGAGGTATGTGAAGGGATTTCAGGTGCGGGAGTGGACGAAACCATCGAACGCGCGGAACGAACCGCTGGACCTGACGGTGTACTGCCTGGCGGTGCTGGAGCTGGTGAAGCGAAGGTACAACCGCGCGACGATGTGGGAGCAGCTGCGGCGACGTCCGGCGGCGATGGTGCCAGAGCCGGCGGTGATCGTGCGCCGGCCGGCGGGCAGCGTTGAGCGAAAGCGTGGATCCTGGCTGGGGTGATTCGTAGCCTGAAGCTCAGGAAGCTGCGGGAGGCCGGCGGCGATGGCGTTCACACAGCAGCAGCTGGCGGATCTTGAGGCAGCGATTGCATCCGGCACGACGCAGATTCAGGCGAACGGGAGGATGCAGACGTTTCGCAGCCTGACCGACATGATGAAGCTGCGTGATCTGATGGCCGAACAGCTTGGCGCGGAGGACGGGTCGAGCGCTCCTCGCCGGCGGAAGTATTTCGTCTTCCAGAGGGATTGATGGCAGCCAAGCCGAGCCGCGAGAAGCAGCTGGAGGCTGCGCTGAAGCAAGCTCGCAAACAGCTGGCGGTGGAGCACCTGCGAGCGTTCGAGAGCGCGAAGAACAGCCGGCGGACCGAGAACTGGCTGGCGCGGACGGCATCGGCCGATGCGGACCTTCGCCCGGCGTGGCAGCTGTTGGTTGCCCGTCATCAGGACCTGGTGGACTCCAACCCATGGGCCAACCGTGCGGTGAAGGTGATCACCAACAACTGGGTGGGTGACGGGATCATCGGCAGCCCGGTTGGTGCGTCGAAGCGGTACATGGATGGATGGAACGACTGGGCGGACTCGATCGAGTGTGACTGGGAAGGAAAGCTGAACTGGTATGGACTGCAGAGCCTGATCGCGCGGACGATCGCGGTGCGCGGCAGCGTGCTGATCCGCCGGCGGATTGATGAGGACCTGGCGCGGCAGGGGATGGTGCCGCTGCGGCTGCAGGTGCTGGAGCCGGACCACCTGGATGTGGGCCGGGACAACGGCAGCACGATCCGCTTCGGGAAGCAGTACGGCAGTAGCGGGAAGCTCGAGGGGTATTGGATCCGCCAGCAGCACCCGGGCGAAACGCACTGGACCGGGGTGCGGACCGAATCGGAGTTTGTGCCGGCAGCGGATGTGATCCACGCTTATGAGGTGCTGCGCGCTGGGCAGACGATGGGCGTGCCGTGGGGCGCCCCGGTGCTGCTGGCGCTGCGCGATGTGGACGACATCCTGACGGCGCAGATGCTGAAGGCGAAGATCGCGAGCTGCTTCACGGCATTCGTCTACAGCAACGAGGCCGACGCGCTGGGCGGCACCGAGACCGTGCTGACGGAGACGCTGGAGCCAGGTGCGATCGAGATCCTGCCGGACGGGAAGGACATCAAGTTCAGCCAGCCGCCGCAGTCGCCTGATTTCGTCAGCCACAACCGGTTCTACCTGCATGCGATCGCAGCAGGGTATGGGATCACGTTCGAAGCTCTGACGGGGATCTACAGCGAAGTCAACTTCAGCTCAGGGCGGATGGGCTGGATCGAGTTCCATCGGAACGTGGCGGCATGGCGATGGAACCTGGCGATCCCGCAGGTGCTGGATCCGGTGCATCGCTGGTTCAATCAGATCGCACTGCAGGCGCTGCAGCTGCGCGGGCCGCGGAAGGTGCTGTGGACGCCACCGCGGCGCGAGCTGGTGGATCCTGCCAAGGAGATTGCCGGCCTGGTGGCAGCCGTGCAGGCTGGGTTCATGAGCCTGAGCGAAGTGCAGCGGAGCCTGGGGTACATCCCCGAGGAAGTGATGGCGGAAGCAGCGAAGGACAAGGATAACGCCGAGCAGCTGGGGTTGAACCTGAGCGTGTTCAACCCCAAGGAGACCGAAGGACTCGGGCAGCATTCGGTGGATATGGAAAGCGATGCTGTGGCGGTAGATCCATAGGCTGATGCCATGGAGCAGACCATCCAACGAATGGCGCTTGTCGCGCCGAACAGCTGGAACGAGGAGACTCGTACTGCCACCATCGTCATTTCAACGGATGCCGATGTTGGCGATGGCTTCCAGCTGCTGCACACTCCCGGCGCGATCCGGTGGCCTTCTCGGCCGCTGCCGATGGACTATGACCACAAGCGCTCCTCAGATTCGATCTGGGGAGCGGTCACGGATCTATCGCTGCAGCGCCAGGAGTCTGGTGTCAACGCACTGGTGGGAACGCTTGTGGTGGATGGTCCCGATGCCGCGGTGAGCATTGCGCTTCCGCGTCTTCGTACCGGTTCCGCGCGGTTCTCGGTGGATGCCCGCATCTACCAGCATCGTGAAGACCGATCCAGCAACATGCTCGCCGCCACCGACTGGGAGCCAGCCATGGTTTCCCTGGTGACGATCGGGCAAGATCCCCGCGCCATCATGCGCGCGGATCTTCTTCAGCAAAACACCCACGCTGCCTTACGCCCCATGACCGATGAACTGAAGGCCGGGGGCGACCCGGCAGTTATCGATGCCCAGCGCGCCGCCGATCCCGCACCGGTGGCACCACCTGCTCCTCCGGTGGCCGCGGCCACTGCTGAACCGCAGGAGGATCCCGCCGCCCTGCGCCGCGAACTGAAGATCCGCAAGGCTGCGCAGATGGCTGAGCTGACCGCCGACCAGACCGAGGCCATCCTGGCCAGCGGGAAGGGCGTCGACGAGGCGCAGATCGAGATCATCCGCCAGATCCGCCTCCGCCATGAGGGCCCGAATCAGGGCGCCATCGACGGCCGGCAGCCGGCGCCGGTGGTGACCCGCGACCAGGGCGACACTCTGCTGCGTGGGATCGGCGAGGCCCTCGAGGCCCGCGTGCGGCCCGGCGCGAAGGTGAGCGATCTGGGCCGCGAGTATCGGGGGTTCACCCTGCTCGAGTATGCGCGGATGTACCTGGACTCCCGTGGCGTGAACACCCGCGGGATGTCGAAGACCGAGCTGGTGACCCGTGGTTTCCACAGCACCAGTGACTTCCCGCTGCTGTTCTCGAACCTGGCCGGGAAATCACTGGATGCGGCCTATGCGGAGGAGCCCCACACCTGGCGCGGGATCGCTCGCCAGCGGAACCTGCCTGACTTCAAGCTGGCCAGCGATCTGGTGATCGGCGCCGACCTCACGCCCGAGGCTCTGCTCGAAGGCGGTGAGTACAAGGCGGGCACCTTGCAGGAGGCACAGGCGCAGTGGAGGCTTGCCACTTACGCCCGGAAGGTCACGGTGACGCGGCAGGCGATCATCAACGATGATCTCTCCGCCCTGGAGCGTGTGCCCGAGATGCTCGGCCGCGGGTTCCGCCGGCTGGAGTCGAATCTCGTGTGGGGCCTGATCACCGGCAACGCTGTGACCAGCGTGGACGGGCAGGTGCTGTTCCATTCCACCCACAACAACTACGCTGCGTCTGCCGCCAGTATCAACACTGCGGGCATGAACGCGATGGTCAAGCTGCTTCGGAAGCAAACCGACATCGCGGGTACCACGGTGAACCTGCGGCCCAGCTACATGATGGTGCCCACCGATCTGGAGGCCACTGCGCTGCAGTTCCTGTTCCCCAACGGGTTCATGGCCAACACCAGGACCGGAGAGAACGGCCCTGTGACGGTGCAAAGCGCCGGGATCGAGCTGATCGTCGAGCCTCGCCTCGATGGTGCTGCGACGATCTGGTACCTTGCGGCGGCGCCGACTTCGATTGAGGGCATCGTCTACGGCTACCTGGCCGGCGAAGAGGGCCCGACCGTGACCACTACCGAGAAGCGCGATCCTGATGGGGTTGAGCTGCTGGCCCGGTTTGATTTCGGGTGTGCCGTGAAGGACTACCGCTTCATCGCTCGTTCGGCGACCGTCTGATGACGGTCGTTCATTCCATGATCCCTGAGGATTGATTCCATGAAGAACTACGTTCAGGACGGTGATTTCATCACCGCAACAGCAGGAGCCACCATCACCGCCGGGCAGCTGGTGGTGATCGGCAGCCTCTTCGGAGTCGCACAGGACTCTGTGGCAAGCGGCGCGCAGTACACCGCTGCACTGAAGGGTGTATTCACTCTCGCCAAGGCGACCGGCGCCAGCACTGGGCCTGCCCAAGGCGCACCGGTGTATCGCATTTCGGCGACCAACCTGGTGACCGCTGCAGCGTCAGGCAACACCCTCTGCGGTTATGCCTTCGAGGCTGCCGCAGACGGCGCGTCCACGGTTCGCGTAAGGCTGCTCGGCTGATGGCATGGGCCGACCTGGTGGCCACCAGCCGCCGGACGGCGAATCAGCTGCTGGGGGGCGTTCCCGTTACGGCGGGAGCGCTTTCTGGTACGGGCATGTTGGATACGAAGTCATCGCTGACGCTCGACGATGCGGTGGTGACGATTGAGTATGCGTTGACGGTAGAGACATCTCTGTTCGGTTGGCTTCAGTACGGATCTGTGCTGGTAGTTGATGGTGCAGGGTATCGCGTTCGGCAGGAGCCGATACGGATTGGTGACGGCAGCGACTGCATCGTGATGCTCGAGCGGCTGCCAGAGGGTGCCGCCCTCTTCGAGGGATCAAGCTCCGTTACGTTCTCACTCGCTGGGGCTGCATCTGGATCTGTTCTCGTCGTTGGCGAATCGACCTATGCGCTTGTGATCACAGGGTCTGCGACCGGAGGGGATTCATCCCTGATCTCAGGGGCATCATCTGTAACCCTGCCCATTGCCGGCGCAGCGGCTGGGTCTGTTCTGACTGCTGGGGGATCGTCGATTGCGCTGCCAATTACAGGGTCGGCGTCTGCTGTTGTCCCGATCGTTGGGGCCTCGAGTGCTCAGCTGGTAATCACTGGGTCTGCATCTGGGATATTCGGTGATGTTGTAACAGGGGCATCATCGGCGGAGCTTGCCATTGGAGGAGCGTCTGTCGGAAGCGTCCTGGTCTCTGGAGCTTCTGCCCAAGCGCTGGCTATCACGGCGGCAAGCGCTGGAGGGGCGCCGATCGCTGGGACTTCTTCGCAAGCTCTCGCTATCGGCGGATCTGCTTCAGGCGTGATCGGCAGCGTTGTCACAGGGAGCTCTGTCGCGACGCTTGTGATTGGAGGCACCGCTTCCGCCGCGATCAATGTGTCTGCCGCCAGCGACCAGGGCCTTGCGATTGCAGGTTCCGCCAGTGGATTGGTCGCCATCGCTGGAGCCAGCTCTCAGTCTCTGTCGATCGGCGGTTCCGCTGCGGCTGGGATTGGTGTGTCTGGTGTCTCGTCCGCCGCCCTGGAGCTCAGCGGCACCGCTGCAGCGACTGCACTGGTTGCGGGTGCATCCTCGGCAACGCTTGCGATCACCGGATCCGCTGCAGCCACCAATCGAGTCGGCGGCGCTTCTGTTGTCACGTTGGGGATCACGAGCAGCGCTGCCGGCGGGGTTCGAGTCACAGGATCCTCCTCGCAGACATTCGCCATCACAGGCAGCGCCACAGGCACGTCTGGATCATCCGGTTATCCTGCCCCCACGATGTACCTGCCGCTTGTCGATGATATACTGGACTACAGCGTCAATGGGTTTATTCCAACCGGGACACCTAGCCCAGTGCGCTCTGCCGCAGCTACTTCCCCGCTTGGGACTCATTACTACGCATTCGTCTGGTCTGGAGGCGACTCCCTGAGATTTGCGGATGCGCCATTGCTGAATCCTGGCACTGGTGACTTTACGATCTCAGCTTTTGTGTTGTCCAACTTCTTCTCCGGCATGGGCGATTACCCGGCTTGGTTCAGCAAGGGTGGATATCAGTCGTCCACTGGTGCAATTACGGCCTTCCGAGACAAAGTTGGCACTACTCGGTGGGGCGTAGGTTTCAGCAACCCATGGAGAGAAACGCCCATAGCCGGTGCAACAGCACCGGAAGGAGTATGGACGCGTCAGACCATTGTCCGCTCCGGAAACACCATAACGCTGTATCAGGGAACATCAGTGCGTGGGACTGTTGATGCCACTG